AACAGGCGGCCGGCAAGGCCAAGATCGACCCGCTGACGGCGGCGTTCAACGCGGTCGCGCTGATGAGCCGGAACCCGGAAGGGCGCGGCGCGTCGGTGTATGCGAGCCGCGGCGCGCTGGTTCTGTAGCAGATGGCATTTCGGGACCACCTTCCGGCCTGGATAGGCGGCCGGGGCGCCGCTCCGCGCGCCGCGACGCAAAGCAGCGGCGGCGGTGTGCTGATCACGACGGCGGCGCAGCTCGGCGAGTATCTGAGCGGCGCGGCCGGCATGACGGCAAGCGGCGCTGCCGTGACGCCTGACAACTCGATGAGGGTCGGCGCGGTCTTCGGGTGCGTCCGCATCATCTCGGGCGCCGTTGCGACGATGCCGCTGGCGCTGAAGCGCAGGGTCGACGCCAGAACGCGAGAGGACGCCAGCGATCACTCGCTTTGGCGGGTGCTGCGGAAACGGCCGAATCGCTGGATGACGCCCAGCGGGTTCCGCCGGATGATGACGGCGCATGTGCTGCTGCGTGGAAACGCCTACGCGCTGATCGTGCGCAGCGGCAACAAGGTGATTGAACTGATCCCGATTCACCCCGACCGCGTTCGCGTGGTTCAAGCCGACGATCTCGGGCTGGTCTATACCTACACGCGCAAGGATGGCGTTCAGGCCACGCTTCAGCAGAGCGAGGTATTCCATCTCATCGGCCTGACGCTGGACGGCGTGACCGGCGTCTCGGTGATCCAGCACGCGAGAGAATCCATCGGTCTCGCACTGACCGCCGAGAAGCACGGCAATACTACGTTCGCCAATGGGACGGTGCTTGGCGCGGTGCTGAAGCACCCGAAGACGATCGGCAAGGAAGCGCAGGAGGCGCTGCAAGCGAGCCTCGACCGGTACCGCGGCGCCGAGAACGCCGGGAAGACTTTGATCCTCGAAGAGGGCATGGACTGGACGCCTCTCGGGATGACAGCCGAGGACGCGCAGTACATCGAAACCCGCAAGTTCACGCGCTCCGACATCGCGATGTTCTTCGGGGTTCCGCCGCACATGATCGGCGACACCGAGAAATCGACATCATGGGGGACTGGCATCGAGCAGCAGTCGCTCGGGTTCGTCGCCTATACGCTCCAGGACTGGCTGACGGCGTGGGAAGAGACGATCGGGCGCGACCTGATCTCGGAAGATGACATCTACGCAAAGTTCAACCCGGCCGGCCTGCTGCGCGGCGACATCAATTCCAGATATGCGGCGTATTCGACGGCGCGCCAGTGGGGATGGCTGTCGATCAACGACATCCGCGAACTGGAAGACCTGAATCCGATCGAAAACGGCGACGATTACTTGCAGCCGATGAACATGGAGCCGGCCGGTACGCCGGCGGAGAGCGCTTCACAGAAGCGCGTCCGCAAGCAGGGGAAGACGGATGACCAATCGAACGCTGCCTAGCCCGATGGCGCTGGAGAGGCCGCACGGCTATTCGCCGGACGCGCCGGCCGATGCGCTGTCCAAATGGGCTGCGCTCGCGCCATCGGCGGCGGCCGGAGACCCTGACACGATCACGATCTTCGATTTCATCGGAGAGGATGCCTGGACTGGAGGCGGCTTCACGGCGAAGCGAGCCGCAGCGGCGCTGCGCTCGATCGGGCCGAAGCCGGTCACCGTCGAGATCAACTCTCCCGGCGGCGACATGTTCGAAGGCATGGCGATCTTCAATCTGCTGCGCGAGCACCCGGCGGAGGTCAGTGTCCGGGTGATGGGCCTCGCCGCCTCGGCGGCCTCGATCATCGCGATGGCTGGCGACAAGATCACGATGTCGATCGGGTCGATGATGATGATCCACAAGGCATGGGGCATCGTGATCGGGAACGATGACGACTTCACCGACGCCGCGGAGGTGTTCGGAAAGTTCAATGCCTCGATGGCTGAGGTCTATGCCAGCCGAAGCGGGAACGACATCAAGACCGTGCTGAAAATGCTCGCCGGTCCCAACCACAATTCGGACGGAACCTGGATGACGGCGAAGGAGGCCGTCGCCAACGGCTTCGCCGACGAAACCACGGACGACCCGGAGCCGAAAGCCGGGACTGACAAGGGCGCGCGAGCGGACCTCATGGCCCGCCGGCGCGTCGACGCAATGCTGGCGCAGCATGGGCTTCCGCGATCCGAGCGGCGGCGTCTGATGCGCGAAGCGACCGGCACGCACGACGCTGCCGACCACGCCACGCCGAGCGCTGGCATCGACCTGTCCGCAGCCGCAGGGCTGCTGGCGCTTCTGAAATCGTAACGAAAGGGCTCGACATGAGCATTCAGCACTTCCCCGGACCCCGCGGGATCATGGCGGTGCGCGCCGATGCGTCGGACGCGGACAAGATCCTCGCCGAACTCCTGCCCGCCTTCAAGGCGTTCAAGGACGAGAACGACAAGGCGCTGGCCGATCTCCGCAAGGGCAAGGCGGACGTCGTCCAGACCGAGAAGATCGACCGCATCAACGCGGACATCACTTCGCTCCAGGCCGGCATCGACCAGGTCAATGCGGCGCTCGCCGCGGCGCGCCTCGGCGGCGGCTCCGGTTCGGAGATCAACGCCGACCAGAAGGCGCACAAGGCGGGCTTCGAGGCGTATTTCCGCAAGGGCGCCGAGACCGGTCTTCGCGACCTCGAAGTCAAGGCGGCCGCGACGACCGACAACGACCCGAACGGCGGCTATCTGGTCGACGCGACCAACGAGCAGACCATCGACCGCGTGCTCTCGACGGTGTCGGCGATCCGCTCGCTCGCGACCGTTCTTCCGATCTCGACCGGCTCCTACAAGAAGCTGGTCGGGCAGGGCGGCGCGACGGCGGGCTGGGTCGGCGAGAAGGCGACTCGCACCGAGACCACCACGCCGACGCTTTCCGACCTCGTGTTCAACGCCATGGAACTCTATGCGAACCCGGCGGCGACCCAGCAGGCGCTCGACGACGCCCGCATCGACATCGGCGCGTGGCTGGCCGACGAGGTCTCGACGGTGTTCGCCGAAAAGGAAGGCCTCGCCTTCTTCTCCGGCGACGGCGTCAACTCGCCGCGCGGCATCTCCAGCTACACGATGATCGCCGATGCGTCCTACGCATGGGGCAAGGTGGGGTTCAAGACCAGCGGCGTCGCGGCGGCGCTGAGCGACTCGACCCACAACGGCGCCGATGCGATTACCGATCTCGTCTACGCTCTGAAGCAGGGCTACCGCACCAACGGGCGGTTCCTGATGAACCGCACCACGCAGGCCGCGGTCCGCAAGCTGAAGTCGAAGACCGAGGAGCTGTACCTCTGGCAGCCTTCGATCCAGGCCGGTCAGCCGCCGACGCTGCTCGGCTATCCGGTGGTCGACGACGACAACGTGTCGGACATCGGCGCGAATGCGTTCCCGATCTGGTTCGGCGACTTCAAGCGCGCCTACCTGATCGTGGACCGCGCCGGCATCCGGGTGCTGCGCGACCCCTACACCAACAAGCCCTACGTGCATTTCTACACGACGAAGCGCGTGGGCGGCGGCATCCAGAACTTCGAGGCGCTGAAGGCGCTCAAGATCAGCACCTGATCGTGACGGCGCGCCCCTGACCGGGCGCGCCGCCTCGTTTCGACACCAATCTTCTGACCTGAAAGGGCCTTCCCATGAAGGACATGCACAACAACATCAGCATCGTGAATGTGATCACGCCGCAGGCCGTCGGCACCACCGGCATCGCCGGCGGCAAGCTCTCGGGGATCATCGACCGGCAGGGGTTCGGCTCGGTCGAGTTCGCCTACCAGTCCGGCGCTTCGGCATCCGTCGCCGATACGATCGTTCCGGTGGTTTACGAGGCGGCGGCCACCGGGGATTCGTTCACCTCGGTCGCCAACGCCGATCTTCTCGGCACCGAGTCCGCGATCACCCTGACCGCGGCCGGCGTGAAGCGCGTCGGCTATGCCGGGTCGAAACGCTACCTGAAGCTGCGGCTCTACGGTGTCGGCACCGCGACGGCGATCGTCGGGGCTATCGGCATTCTCGGCAATCCGGACATCGCGCCGGTCGCCTAGACGTGTCGGTTCACGTCCTGCCCCGGCCCGCCAAAAGCGCGCCGGGGCATGTCTCCATCGTCGGCCTCGGTCCGTCCTGCGTTTCGTTTTTCGAGCTGACGCGCCGCCTCGGCGGTGTCAGCGCGTACTGCGATGAGGTCTGGGGGATCAACGCCATCGGCGACGTGCTGCGCTGCGACCGCGTGTTCCATATGGACGACATGCGCGTCCAGGAAGCGAGGGCGGCGGCGCGGCCGGACAGCAATATCGCGGCAATGGTGCGGTGGCTGAAATCGCATCCCGGCCCGGTCTATACCAGCATCGTGCGCGATGGCTATCCGGGCCATATCGCGTTCCCGCTGGAGGCCGTGCTTAACGCCGGGCACGACGGGAACGGCGGCGCGCCATACTTCAATTCGACGGCGGCCTATGCGATCGCCTACGCGATCCATATCGGCGTCCGGCATATCTCGCTGTTCGGTCTGGACTATACCCTGCCGAACTCGCACCACGCCGAGAAGGGCCGGGCGTGCTGCGAGTTCTGGCTTGGGATCGCGGCGGCGCGCGGCATCGAAATCACGGTGCCAGAAACCTCGTCGCTGCTCGACGCCTGCGCGCCCGCGGCGGAGCGGCTCTACGGCTACGACTGCGCCGATGTGCGGCTTCACGACCGCGAGGATGGCGGCGTCAGCGTCGTATTCGAAGAGAAGGAACCGCCGAGCGCGGAAGAGGTCGAGCGCGCCTACGACCATTCGAAACACCCGAACCGGCTGATGGCGGCGGACCGATGAAACCAGTCAGGACCGTTGCGCCTGGGCTTGCCCCCGTCAGCCTCGCCGAGGCGAAGGCGCACCTCCGCATCGATTTCACGGACGACGACACGCTGATCTCTGCGCTGATCGACGCCGCGACGGCGCACGTCGACGGCTATACCGGCATCCTTGCCCGCGCGCTGGTGACGCAGACCTGGCAGCAGGACTTCTGCGACTGGCCCGGCGATCGCGTGCTGCGGCTGCCTCTGGCGCCCGTCGCGTCTGTGTCGTCGGTGAAATACTTCGACTCCGCCAATACCGAAATCACGGTAGCGGAGACCGGCAACTATGCGCTGCTCGAAGATGCGCGCGGCCCCTACATCAAGTTCACGTCCGACTTTGCCGCGCCGGCGCTCTTCGACGAGCGCGACGACCGCATCGGGGTGACTTTCGTCGCCGGGTATGGCGGCGCTGCGGAGGTGCCTGCCGCGATCCGCGCCGCCGTGCTGCTGATCGTCGGCGATCTCTACAAGAACCGAGACGCCGGCGAAGTCGCGCCGAACGCCGCCGCGACGGCGCTGCTGACGCCATATCGCCGGGTCTGGTTGTGACGATCGAAGCCGGGCGGCTTCAG